TGCAAAAACTTTATCATTCTTCTTTGGTATGCTTCAGACTTCTTATATGTTTCGTTTCTTAGAAAATTAAGTTTCTTAGAATCTACTGGCATAGTAAACTCTGCAACATTTTCTACAACACCTTGTGATGTTGTATTATAACTCATATCAGGTAGCATCTCAAACTTAACACCAAAAGCTAAATACTTGCGAATATAATCTTCTACAAGAACTCCATTTGGCTTTCTTATCTGTAGTTTTGCAAGTGTACTCGTAGTCTTAGCAGAGCCTGATATTTTTATTGATGCTATATTGTTGTCGCCATCTAAAGTAACTGCTGTTACCTTGTTAAAGCCTCTACAACATTCTCCATCAGAGTTTGAGCCATCTTCATATAAAGGCAGGTTGGTCGATGTTACAAAGTCATTGACTGATATAAAATTAGCATCTCCAGGAAATGATATTACTACCTCGTTAGAACCTGCTGTAACTGAACACTCAACATCAACATAAGTCCATGTAACATTATCATCTATATCTTCATTAATAACTTCAAACAGCTTTTCACCTATAGCTGGCATGACAAAATTGTGCTCAGCAATCTCTATAAAAGCAGGCTTAACTAAATACTGGTCAGTATTCTTGTTTGTAAAAGCTGTATCAATTACTTGTGTCGCTGTTATCAATGCCATCTTGAATCATGTTTTTTTCTATTAATAAATTTTCTAACTCTTCCTCTGTTAGCTCAGGCAAGTGAAATATTTTTCTACCCTCTTGAACTGAAATATAATCAGTAGGATTTATAGCACCAAGCATAGTAACTGGAGGCTTGTTTACTATATGTAAGTCAGAAACATTGTAACCTGCGTGTCTTTTTAACACTTTTTTCAACTCTCTACACATCATGTATTGTGGCTCTTTAATAACTGTTGACATAACTATATCATATATAGTTAAAATCTGCTGGTTATTACCTAAAGAACCTGCAACTTGTATTCCTGATAAAGCAGGATTCCATCTGTGAGCTGAAATTATATTATCATTAGTAATGGTTTGCAATTCCATAAACGAACCATCACTTGTGTCATTTATAACTTGTACATTAGAAGCAGACTCATCACCATTCTTAGCTATAAATAGTATTTTGGAGTTGTTGTTTTCTCCAGTCAACTTTTCTCTTGCTTCGTCAATAAATATTTGTGCCTCTTCTTCAGACATATCTGCACCTAATTCAATAATTGCAGATGGCATAAATCCATTCTTAAATCTTGTAAGATTATATTTACCTATTTGATTTGCTATCTTTATGTGGTCTAAGGCTGCCACATAATCAGGTAAACCATAATAATAGAATGTACTTTCGTAATCACTAAAGTGTATTACAGAACGCTGTACACCCTTTGCATATTTTTTAAATGTAGGATATATGTCAAGAGACTTTATTTTCTCTTCACTTCTTCTTACATCTTTCCAGTCAGCGTGAAATAATATTTTCTTTTTATCTTTAGCAACTCTTGCTGTACTGGCATCGTGATGATATAAATTTATATAACCTTTGCCAACAACAACCTCAAGGTATGCGTTACCAAAAGTCCAGTAATCATCTGTTACCTTTCTCATAACATCATCAAGACTCTCTCCGTCTGCGTTTACATCTTTTATGTATTCACTTAAAGATTCGTCAGAAGTGTCAAAACCCTCACCAATGGTAAAGGTTGTTTTAGTATTTAAGATAGCTCTATGAGTAGAGGCACATCTTGACAGTTCACTTAAATGTTGTGGGAACAAGTTATCATCCCCAAAAGGAATCCACGAGTGTTTTAGCTTATCAAGTCTTTTTACCTCTTCAGGAACATCTTGAGCAAGGTCTTTTGAAAATCCGTAGGCAAGTAATTTATTCTTTCTTGCTGGCTTTTGCTGATACCTGCTTCTCTTTCTTGACTGCTTTTTCTTTGACTCCATTTACTTTATCTTTTTTAGTACACGCTTTTGGTTTTTGGCAGCAATCTTTTTCTGTGCATGACACCCAATTAAAACCAAGTTGATAAAATTTACCTAACAGTTCTTGGTTCTCAGCAATCTCATCAATTTTTTCTTTAGATGAAAAATCAATCATGCCTATTCCTAACTTCAAAAACTTTACTTGTTTGCCTGCGTAAGGTTTAACAAATACATTTAGAAGCTTTTTATTTAATTTATAAGCCATAGTATTTTTATTTGTTGCAAATATATGAAAATTTGGGGAGATGTCAAACACCTCCCCTTATTTTCAATTATTAGAAGCTGTTAAGCAACTACTGAAATCGTGTAAGCATCTTCAGGGCCTGTTGAACCAGTAGAAGCTACAATTTCTAAATCACCTGTGTCTGGCCCTACATTTAACCCTATTGGGTACATAGCAGCATCACCAGCTAAAGCAACTTGAGCTCCATTTGCATCCTGTAAAGCTACACCAGTAGTTTCTTCACCTGAGACAAAGTCTAAGTATGAATCATCCTTAAATATCTCATCGTAACCTAATACAAAGTGATATGTCTTAGCAGGCACAGCAGGGTTAGCTGCTGGGTCAGCTCCTGCTGGAGTACCACAGTCATCTGCGTAAGTCTCAACAATGGCAATCAAACCACAAGTTTTTGCCAACATATCTAACACCTTGTTAGCTTTAGCAGTTACTTTAGGTATGTAAAAATTAAGCTGTACATTTACAACTGTACTACCATTCTCACGAGTTGCGTTTGCATCAAAACCACCAGTATATCTGTCAAACTGAAACTCATACAACTTAGTTGTAGGGAAACTGTTATATACATTATTAGCAGCACTATAAGATGGTGCAACACTCAACTCGGCTTTATCCATAAGAAATATACGCTTTAGACCACCTCTTCGGTTTCTATCGCAACATATTACTTCATGTCCGTTTAATAAACTCATATCTATTTATTTTTTAAAATTAATAATTATCCTACGATTGTTGCAACTAAAGAATTGTCTTTCAAAGCACATCCGAATGAGTAGCTCATTCTGAATCTGTTTTCTTTACAGTCTTTATTATACCACATATCAACATCTTGAATATCCCAGTCAGTACCTACTGCAATAGCACCTTTAGCCATTAACATAGCAGCTTTTGTTGCAGTATCAGCAGATGGCCCTTGACTTGGCATACTTCCACCATAAGTAGCAATATTTACATCCCAGTCAGGCTTTACAATCATAGGTATTCCATTATAAGAAAGGTTCTCAATACCATTTTGTAAGTCATTATAAGCAGCACCTACAACAGTTTGTTGTAATTCTGCTCTATAAGCCTCAGCAAAAGCACGAGAAACGAACATTACTTGCTCAGAAGCAGCCAACTCGTTAGTACGAGCAGTCATTAAGCTTGCAAGGTCAGCTATTGGAGAAGCAGTAGCTGCAACAACTTGACCAGCAGGAATACCATTAACAGCAGTCCAAACACCATCTGACAATACTTGAGGAGAAGAAGCAGCACCACCTGTTTTCATACCCCACCAAAAGATAGTAGAGAAATCACGCTTGATACCACCAATAAGGATTTCAGAAATCATTTCCATAAGAACAGTTCCTGATAAATCCATTCTATTTACACCAGTTCTAAGTAATTGAGACTTGATATGGTTATATAGAGAGTGAGCTTTTTGTTTGTGCTCTACTTCTAATCTATCTAATTCAAGCGTTACTTGAGAGTTTGCAGCTTGAGTTGCCTCTTCTGCAAAACAATCAGATGCGTGTAAAGTTTTTGTTATGTTACTTAAAGCAGCATATTTATCTAATAATATTTTCTCACCTGAGATATTACTAATAACATCAAAATACTGCATGTCGTTATTAGACACAAACAAAGGTTGCAAGAAATACTTAGCAGCATCTTCTTGAGACCATTTTAAACTTGTTGAAATTATATTTGCCATTTTATTTTATTTTAAGAGTTAAAAACATTTGCTAAATCATCCCAAGTATTTGGCTTAGACTCAGACGCTACTGGTGCTGGGTCTTTTTCAGGGACAACATTACTTGAAGTACCCTCGTACTTCGCTAATTTAGATTCTAAATTCTTTACTTCGTCAATTAAAGCAACGATGTTAGATTCTTTTTCTTCCAAAGAAGCAGTTAATTCAGTTAAGTTTTCATCAGAAAGGTTAATAGAGTTTTCTAATTCACTTATCTTAGCTGCAACCTCTTCGTTTTCAAGAACATTTACAATCTCTGCTTCATCAACTTTATTTTTTTTGTTGAATAAATCAGAAATGAAGTTCTTTAAATCTTCAATTTGATTTTCCATTTTAAATGATTTTTTGTTAGATTTAAACATATCAACTACAATGCTTGTGTTTTTGTAGTTAAGCTTATTAATATCAAACTTAGCTGCCAAAGCAATAGGTTCTTCAACATAGTCGATAAAACCAGCTTCAAGAGCTTCATTTGCTGTAAACCAAGTTTCCTCATCCATCCAGTTACGGATTTCAGATTCGTCTTTACCTGTTTTACTTACATAGATATTTACAAGTCTGTCTCCCATCTTTTCCATTAGGTCAGCAGCTTTTCTCATATCTTTTGCACCTCCTGTCTCTCCACCCCATACATTATGAATCATAAACAAGCTATTTTGACTCATAGAAATCTCATCAGCACCTAAAGCTATAATAGTAGCAATAGAGGCAGCAAGACCCTCGATTTGTGCGGTTACTTTCTGAGGCATACGCTTAATAGCGTCATGTATAGCAAGACCATCTATAACAGAACCGCCTGGGGAGTTTATTCTTAATAGAATATTCTCTGTGGAAATTTCTTTTACTTCTTCAATAAAACTTTTGGAGTCTATGCCCCATTGACCAATCTCATCATAAATAACTACTTCTGTAGAATTTTGAGAAAGGTTTTTAATATTATACCAATTCATATCTTTTGAGTTTTCTTTATCAATACTCTTTAGTTTCTTTATCGCCCATTCAACACCTGAAGTTCCACCCCAAGCATCCCACATAATACCTCCACAACCCTCATCATAAGGCACATCTTTATGTTGTTGATGTCTTTTAAATGATGCCATTCGAGCAATAGTATCTCTCGATAGATTTTCTCTTCTTGCTAACTGACCAGCACGAGTCCACCCTACACTTGTTCCGCAATCTGAGCCATTTTCTTCTTTATATTTGAGGGCTTTCTTGGCGTTGTTAGTAGCAGACTCAGGATAGTCATTATATGTTTCAGCATTATATGGAGAGTTTGCAGACTCGCAAGATTCAAGAGAACTATACTTACATTCTCCATTTTCACCCCACTTATAATTTGACTCTCCGCATTTAATACAAGGCATAAACTATTCTTTAATATGCAATAATAATAATAATTTGCGTCAAAGTTGGGAAATTTATTGCACAGGCAGGGAAATTAATGGAATAAAATAAAAAAAGACTCTAAAAATTTGGTAGTTTAAATTATTATGGCAATATTTGCATAGAATTTAAAAACACAAAACTATGAGTAAAATGAAAGACAAGTTTATCGAACAAAGAGAGCAAGAAGAGTATGATGAAGAAACTCTAAGATTGCACTACAACCACTTATTATTATTAAGTGAAGAAGAAGAATGGAAAACAATAGAAACAATTAACGCAATTAAAGAAAAGTAAAATGGAGAAAGAAACACAAAAAGAAACACTAAGAAGATTATTTATTGAAAACAATTTAGTTAAAGAAGATGTTTTCAAACACAAGTTTTATACTATCATTACAAGAGCAGGTATTGATAAAATACAAGCTGCCAATAATATTGATATATTGTATAATCTTGAATACAATTCTGATGACACTAAGTGTGTTATCATAAAGGCAACAGCTAAGATGGGCGACAAAGAAATACAAACCTTTGGTGAGGCCGCCCCTATGAATAATAGTAATGGTTATCCTGTTGCTATGGCTGAAAAAAGAGCTATGTCAAGAGCTGTCCTTAAACTTGCTGGTTTCTACCAGTTAGGTGTATTCTCTGAAGATGAATCAGATGACTTCAAGCGATAATGAGCATGATTGGATAGATGAGCACTTAAATGATGAGTGCTCTATTTACCAAATGATGAGGTTTGACCAACTTATGATAACCTCATCATCTAACTCTAATTATGAACATATAAATATTGAACAGCTTACTTATGGAGAAGCACAAGAAATTATCAAAGACCTTGAAGAAAACGATAATCCAAGAGACTGTAGGGAACAGTTTTACAAGATTCTTAGACAACGCAGAAAATTCTCGTGATGTCAGAGCTATATTAAACCTAATGGTTAATAGGATTATAACAGAAAAGGCAGTCCCCTATATTTCTATAGAAGATTATATTAGATTTTTTAAAAAAATACCTTTAAAGTATTGGGCAACAAGACCTATATTTTACAAAAATGATGATAAATATGATGCCCTTGGTTTCCTTGGGGAAAGAGTACACGCATGTACATTAATAACAAAAACATTAGCTTTTTATTATCACTATGGTTTAGGTATGAATATAACTCATGTTCTTGATAACATACAACCTGAGTTTATTGATATTGAAAACCCTAAAGATAGAATGTTAGAGTCTTTGAATTATTTAAAAGAAAACACAAGTAAAGGAGATTTAAACAGAGCTTATTTTAAAGCTAAAAAAATTATGTATGGAAGATATAACTAAATTAGATTCAACAAAAACATTATTTAGAGTTGTTGAAGATGTAACAGGAGTTACTAAAGAGCAAATACTTGGTAAAAGTAGGCATGGCCATATTGCAATAGCAAGAAGTATAGTAGGATATATTTTATATAAAGAGGTTGGTTTTACAAGCACAGAAACTGGTAGAATTTTAAATCGTAGCCATTGTACTATAGTTCATTATGGTAAATCATTTCATAATAACTATCATTATTACGAGGCATTTAGAGAGAAATATGTTTTAGTAACAGATGTTTTTTGGAATAATTTTATGAAAACAGAGAAAGAACAAATAGATTTGCAATTAAAATCATTAAACATTTTAATGGATAAACTTAAAAAGCGTACCAATTATTTATTAACTATAAACAACTAAAAATGGAAGAAAAAAAGTATGTAAACGGAATCGTTATCAAAGAAAAAGTTTTTGATAATGGAGGCTCACAATTAAAGATGAGTGTAAAGGTTGAGGATTTTGTCAACCAACTGAAAGAGATTTCAGATAAAGGCTGGGCTAATTTAATTATTAGCAAAAGAAAAGAACCATCTGATACTGGTGTAACACACTATGTAAAGGTTGATACTTGGAAACCTGACCCAAATAAGGCGACTGGTCAAGTAAATAGAAAGC